TCTCATCCATGGTACGTGATGATTCATATATTTCCCATCCTTTACCTTGTATTTTTTCACCTTTTTTATCAGCTTTATGTTTTGATGATTTTAACCATATAACACCATTACGTGTTATTTTTTCTTCAAATGTTTCATTCCAACATGTAGTATATGCTGCTAATTGTAAATCATATGAAGTATGTAAATTATTTGATGTTTTAATATCTAATATCCATAATTCACCTCTTAATTTAAGGACTAAATCACAAGTACCTGCTATTTTATGAATGTCTGAGAATAAATGAATTTCACTTTCAATTAGTTCAGGTTTTTCAGTTTCCCAAAATTCAACAAATTTAAGTAACATTTGCCAAACATTCAATGAACAGTTAGCATTACCTCTCTCATCTAACCATTCAATTTTTTCACCAGTTAAATAACGTTCAATTAAACTATGAGTTTGAGTACCTTCATCTGCTGATTTTTTAGCAATATATTCTGCGTTATGACCTACATCTTTTAACCAATTTTCAAAAAATTTACCTTTAGGAAAATACTGTAAAATGCTAGTAACTGAAGGGTAGTAGTTACCGTTTCGATTATAGAATCTAGTATCTAAAAAATTTACTTGTTTACTTTCATTATCGACTTCAAGTAAACGTTTGATACTCTTTTTATGTACTGAGTGGCCTTTTTCTATCATAATATTTGGAGTTTTTTCTCAAGTAAGTTTGAGAAAGTTAGAGGTAAAGTGTTTTGGATTAAATTAGTAAAGTTTTCAAAACCCATATCACTTGGATCTTTTTCGTTTAAATCTACTAAATAAACTTCTTTACCCTCATTCATTAATTGTTCACAAAAATTTAAGGCTTGCTTTATAGCATCTTTGTCTAAAGCAATATATATTTTTTCAACTGTTGAGTTAATGATTTTTTTCATTAAACTAGGTTGAAGAGTTTTACCTAATAACGGTATAGCATTACGCTTAATAGCTATAGCATCAAACATACCTTCACATAGTATAATTGGTGTATTCCAATTAATAAATAACTCTAAACCAATGATATCTCGAGTTACATCAGGATTACGATATTTAATTGAAGCGTTTTTATTAAAGTTTCTTGCGGTGAAATAATTAAGATTTCCTTCATCATTATATGAAGGTAAAATAATCATACTGGAGTATTCTCCAAATTCACAATATCCAATATTATATTTAATAATATCTTCTTTAACAATACCTCGTTTCTTTAAATAAAAAAGAGCATGTTTAGCAGATAAACTATTTGCTGGTGGATTTATTAATGATATAAATTCTTTAGGTAAAACTGCCTTTTTAACTTCAGTTATTATTTTAGTCTCATTAGATATTGATTTAGTTAAAAATCTTAATTGATTTATTTTATCAAGATCTGCTTTTACTTTTTTAAATAATGTAGTTAGCTTTTTACCTTTAACACCACAGACCCAACATTGATAGGATTGAAAATGAGGTGAATGTTCTTCTAAATTAACCTCTAATTTAAGTTTGTGATGCTTACATTCAGGACAATGAAATGCTCTATTACCTTTAGATGTAGGTTTACCTTTACCTAAGACAGAATCCAATAGATATACTAGAGCATTATCAACCATAATTTTAATATAACAATTATATTTTAAAAAGCCTAATTTTAGGTTATAAAATCTTTTTTATAATAATGTCCCAAAATTGTATCATTATAACTGTCTATTAATAATACATCAAGTTTTATCTGGTATGCTGCTTCCCAATATGTTAAGAGTTTCTTACTAGGACATATCATTAATATTTCTCTTGTAAATTTATCTTTACCTGAGATTTTGATTTCTTCGAGTAATGGTTTATTACTGCCCCAATAATTTTGCCAATCGGCTTCTTTGACTACTAGTTTTTTAGATGGAGTTCTACCACGTTGTGTTGGTAATGCTGCTTTTTCCTTTTTACCTAACTTGACGTTAATTTTAGACATTAACTGTTTTTTACCAATGTAGAACTTTCCAGTTTCTTGATTAGTAATCTTATAAATGAAGCCAAATGTATTTTCAGGGAAATCTTCTATTTTACTTATAACTTTATTTTCGTATAACCACATTATCTATCTATATTAATCAATATTGTTGTGTCTGTTGTTGGTGAAGTGGGTACGGGTTGTGATAATTTACCTACAGCTAATAAATTTTGTTGTTCATCATATAAGCCTATTGTAGTAACATAAGGTGAAAAATATGACTCAGTTATAAATCCATAAGGAGTACCTTCAGTACTTCCTGATATTGCGCTTGGGTTGAGGGTGAAATTGAATTCACTTTCTCTGATAGTGCATTTATATTGAGTTTCATAGATTGTATATGAACTAGAGAACGAACATGTAACATTTGATGATGTTATAAAATTCAACATTTCATCAGCAAACGCAGCATCACCTCCATAAATTGAAGATCCATATAATGCTGTCCCATAGACTGAGGTTCCATTGTATGCGTTAGTGTTACCTGTGATGGTTATTAAACCATGAGGATAAAATATATTTCCTACTATATTTCCATTAAGTAAAATATTTCCTTCTCCATCATCTGTTAAACTTCCGCTTTCTGTTGTTAAGATAAAAGAATTTGGTTGAATATAATCTCCAAATAGTCTAACTGGAATAGATATAACTCCTACAATATTATTATTAGCAATTGGAAAAAATCTAGGATATGTAAGAGTAGTTTGAGGATAAGTGTAATAGGCTTGGTTTGAAGCAGACCCTACCAATCTATCTCCTTCGGTATTAAATCCGGGAATTAGGATAGGTCTACTTACGGGATCCCCATAACTAGAACTTAAATAGTTAGCATAATATAGTTCTTTAATAGAATCATATACTAATCGTTGATATTGAGATCCTAATAGTCCTGTTGTAGGTTCAGCATTAGGTTCAAATAATGAACTAGTTATATTTTGTCCTAAAAGTCTATCAATGCCTACATCTGAGTAGTTAAGGGCATTAGTATAGATAGGGTTACCAGTTACATTTATCCCTTGAAATGTAAATCCCTTGTTAACTTCAAATGGAGTAACAATTATGTCTGAGGCTAAAAATTGTTTGTAAGCACCCATTCATTTTAAAAATCTAACTTAACTCTAACTAATGCTTCTTTTGTGAAGTCTTTTAATAAAGGTCTTGATAATTTAGCTACAGCTAACAATTCATTATTATCATTATACAATCCAATAGTAGTTGGGAATGTTTGTGGGTTGTTGATGAAATTATTGTAAAGAACCTCACCTGTACTTCCAGAAATAAAACTTGGATTTTCTGAGTAGTTGAATTCTGCATTTCTAGCTCTGACAAAGATATAATCTGATGAAATTGTTTCTTGGCTGTTTAATTGAAAATTTCCGCCTAAATTAATAGCAGTGTATAATCTTCTATAATTTAATCCATCTGAGTTATTTGAACGACTTGCATCTACTCTAATTGAAGATGATATAGCTGCTGGATGTAATAATATTGTACCGATATCTGGTAGGAACCAACCGTATGATCCTGAAACTGCGCTATATCCATTTGAGTTAACCCCGGTATATACGTTTCCTGCTGCCCCACTTACGATTTGATAAACTCGTCCTGCTTCATTAAAAGTTACAGTAGGTACAATTTGACTATTATCTGTTAATGTTAATTTACCTCCACTTCCAGAAACATATAAAGTTAATGAACCTGGGAATAAAGTTTCTTTATAACGAGTTCTATCAACTGATATAGCCCAGAAATCTGAAGATGTAACTGTTCCAAATATAAAGTTAGAGTTTTCGTCTCCTAAAATTAAATTTTGATATTGACCATATGTAGTCTTAGTAGGTGAAACTCCTGTAACAACAGTATTATAATAACTGCTTCCACTACCTAAACTATTTCCATAAGTAATAGCAAATTGAACTGCTGCTGTTTGATCTGTAGAGGCGGTTTGGAATATGTTAAGGTAAAAATCACCGGACGAACCAGCTTCTTGAACCGAAGACGTATAAAAATTAGTTAGTGCTACAACACCATCAGACCACAATGTGGCTGTAATGGAATCAGAACTTATTACAAAATCTTCAGGTGCTAAACGATTAAATGACATATTTTTTTATTTTTAAGATATTTTTGTTACAGTTACAGGAATTGTTAAGCGAGCACCGCTATCTCTACCTTCTACAGTTAATGTAGCTTGCAATTGAGTATTTGATCCAAATAATGTATTTACAGTAGTTGCTCTCAAATTTAATGTTGTACCAACAGCTGTTTTAGAAACATTAGTTCCTAATGTAGTTGTAGTATTCAAAGCCTGAGCTGATGGAGTATTTATACCTACACCTTCAAATGTGCTAAACAAACGAACATCTGAAATTGTAAATGTATATCCTGAACTTTCATATGTATTTCCTCCAAAATAATTTAATGTTTGAGGAGTAATGGCTAATGAAGCACCTTGTTTAATTACAATTGCTGAATAACCAAGATCAAGAATAGGAATTTTAGCTGTGCCTCTTGGAAGAGTTGTAAGCTTATATTTCATGATTTGAGTTTCTAAAGGAAATGCCTCTAGTAAAGGCATATTTAGAATTGCTTCTCCATAATATGCAGAACCAGATGGGTGGTTTGGATTATATAAAGTATAATTTACTTCATCATCAGCTAAAGCAAATTGAGTGATTCTAAATGAACCATCATTTTGTGCTAGTAATTGTCTTCCTTTAGTTGTTAAAATTGCGTCTACTGTTATAACGCTGTTATTTAAATATCCCATTTATGTATTATTTTATTATAAATATCATGATAATAAAAATATTTACAAAAGGCCAGCTTTTCTAGCTATTTGCAGGTAATCTATGTCTGGGTTGTAATTCTGTGGTATTAAAAATCCACTTCCAGCTTGATAATTAGTTGTATAAACAAAAGTTTCATTTGGTATTCTTCTATAAATTCTAAATCCTTGATCATTGCTAGCACTTGGAAATTGACTGGCAGTAATAGGAGAGTCTAAATAAAAATAAAAATTAGTACCATCATTAGATTTAGATATTATTCTTCTTTCTAATGCTGAGCCAGTATCATTTTGGAGTATATAATAATCATCAATAGCACTTGTTGGATAAAATCTAATAAAATCTAAATTTTGAGTAGGAAAAAGATTTGATTCAAAATTAATCATTCCAGATTGACTATCATATGTTGTTCCAAACCCAATACTTATACCTTGATCAAATACTTTAGCCCAAGAATATGAGGCTGTTATAACAGATGATATTTGAGTACTTCCTGAGAGTATAAAATATGGGAAAGTTTGGGAAGATATATTCTGAGGGTTAGATCCAGGTCTAATAAATAAATCAAATGTTCCACTAACAGCCATTAATGAATTATAATACGCTCCTCCATCATACATTAATGTTAATAATGATGATACATCATTAGGAGAAGTTAAATAATAAATAGAAGCAGAATATCCATGTTTAAATGTTTGTTCTATTGTGAATAAATTTTTATTTTCAGGAGTTAATCCAATAATAGTACCATCTGAATTTACTAATTGAGTTAGATGAATTCCTGCTCCTCCGGTTCTAATTTCTGGGTCGGCTTGCCCCATCCAATCAAATACAGCAAATTTATCTACTAAAGTTTGAACTGAAGGTGTTTCTCCATAACCTACATCTCCATCTGTCCATACATTTTCATTTTGCTGTATAGTTCTAACCCCATCATATCTAGGTAAAACTTGAGCTCTAGCTGCATAATTATAGTCTTTCACTTCAGCATATTCTGCTGATTGTGATAAAATTTGTTGATAATTTGAAGGTATGATAGAACCATCATCGTATAATACTCTTCTATAAAATGCTCCGATTTGATTCTGGTCAGCATTATTTAATAAAACATTGCAATCACTATATTCAAACTCACTAGTTAAATATGGTTCTAGAACTGTTAAATCAGAAACAGAATTAGGAGCTACAGATTGAGTAAATCGCCATTGAATATATTGAGCGTTAAAAGGATTAACTGATAAATTAATGAATCCTAAAACTAAATTGGTATTTTCTATAAAAGAATTAATAGATCCAGAAATTGTGATTGTTGCTGGGCCGGGTCCTATTGTGAATACTGAGCCAGTTGAGAAAGTTGAACCTGAGACTCCAGCTAAAGTAAAAGCTAAAGCTTGAGATGCTACTGAGGGAGTCACATATGCTGAGGCTGTAAATATGATTCTAACATTTGGAGTATCACCGTAAGTGTATAATCCTGATGTTGGATTAAAATAGTTTAGTATATCTGTATTTGTGGAATATGAATCAATAATATATTCAGTAAGAATCCCTCCAGGAACCG